ATGACAACGATACTCCTATGGACAATCGTTTCTTCATCATCCCTCCATCAAGCCGCAACACCCTGATGGGCTTGGCTCGTTACACCGAACAAGCATTTGTCGGTAATGGCGATGCTATCCGCAACGGTGAAATCGGTAACCTGTATGGTATCCCTGTGTTCACTTCCAGCAACGCTGACTCTGCTTCTGCTACTGCCGCTTTCCCAACTAGCGGTTCTGCTATTGCTCGTGTCTGCTTGATGGGCCACAAGGACTCTATGGTTCTGGTTGAACAAGTTGGTGTTCGTTCACAAGTGCAATACAAGCAAGAATACCTTGCCACACTGTTCACAAGTGACACTCTGTATGGCGTAGCCGCCCTGCGTAGTGCCGCTTCTACTGGTGCTGCTAAGTCTTCTTCTATGTTCGCTTTGGTTGTTCCTAGCTAATTGCAGTTGCGCCCCCTGCCCTAGTGGTGGGGGGACTTTTTTAACTTAATTAGGAGAAATCAAAATGGCAAGCGCAACAGCAGTAGTTTCCCGCCGTGGCAATGACCAGTTCCGAGGCATTTTCAGCGACACTTGGGTAGTTAAGGCTACCTTAGACGCTGGTTCTTTGGCTGACCAAGCTGGCGAAACAGATGATGTGACCGTAGCTGGTGTCGCCTTGGGTGACATGGTTATTGGTGCATCTTTGGGTGTTGATTTGGTTGGTTTGACAGTCACTGGTTATGTCAGTGCCGCTAATACCGTCAAGTTCCGCATCCAAAACGAGTCAGGTTCAACAGTGGACTTGGCATCAGCCACTTTGCGTATCGTTATCGCTCGCATGGTGTAATGACAGGGGGGCTAGTCCCCCCTTTCTATTTGAGGGGTTTTATGGCTACTTTTCGTTGTCTCCAGTCTGGTAATACCGTGACTTTCACCTTGCAACATGACATTGACTCCATGAAGGGTCATCAAGGTTATGTAAGGGTAGATGAGCCAGAAGTAACCATAGAATCTGATAATCCTGTTCGTACAGATACCGCATTTCGTGCGCCTGTCATTCCAACAATCAAGAAAATGGGAAGACCCCGAAAGGTTGTAAATGTCTGACATTGACGCAAGAGATTTTGGCAAACTAGAAGCTCAAGTGGAGGCTCTCCAGAAGGAGATGCACCAGTTGAGTGCCGATGTCAAATCCCTGTTGGAACTTGCCAACAAGGGTAAAGGTGGTTTTTGGATGGGTATGACTATCGCTTCCTTCATGGGCGGTATTGTTACCTTTATTGTTGATCGTGTCTGGAAATAAGGAGAACGCTATGCCTATGGTCGGAAAAAAGAAGTTTCCCTACTCTGAAAAAGGCGAAAAAGAAGCCAAAGAGTATGGCAAGAAAAAGGGTGTCCCTGTGACTGTCATGATTGCTATTGGCAAGCCAAAGAAAGCTATGCCTATGCGTGGTGGTCGTACCGCTACCAACATGATGAAAAAATCTTCACGAGGTAAATAATGTCAGCTTTAACCGCACCCATCACACTTCTGAGCGCAGTTGGCGCAACTGGCGCATCTACAGCAGTTCAAGTCGATACTGGTCAACCAGCATTCTTGCAAGTTTCAGGCATCACATCAGCCACTGTTGTTTTGCAAGGTAGTCTTGATGGCACTAACTGGTCAACCATTGGCACTGCTTTGACTGCTAACGGCATCATCACTGTCCAAAATGCACCTAAGTATTTGCGGGCTAACTGCACAGTTTATGTTTCTGGCACGATCACCGCCAAAATCATGTACTAAGGAGAAACCCTATGAAAATGACTAAATCTGATAAAAAAGTGAAGATAGTCATGGGTGAGTACAAGGAAGGTACTTTGCACTCTGGCAAGGGTGGCCCTGTGGTTAAGAGCCAAAAACAGGCTATTGCCATTGCTTTGAGTGAGGCTGGCAAGGCCAAACCCAAGAAGAAGATGAAATGAAGCAAGGACTCTACGCCAACATTCATGCCAAACAAGCTCGAATCAAGGCTGGTTCTGGCGAGAAGATGAACAAGGTAGGCTCTAAAGCCGCACCTACAGCCGCTGACTTCAAACAGGCGGCTAAGACTGCAAAGAAGCCCAAAAAGGTGAAGTAAATGAAGACTCCAACTTGGCAGACAAAAGCTGGTCAGAATCCAAAAGGCGGCTTGAATGCCAAGGGTAGAGCATCTTATAATGCTTCAACTGGTGGCAATTTGAAGCCTCCAGTAAAGTCGGGGGACAACCCCCGCAGAGCAAGTTTCTTGGCTCGTATGAGCGGCAATGATGGCCCTGAATACGACAAGAAAGGTGAACCGACAAGACTGCTTCTTTCGCTAAAGGCTTGGGGTGCTAATTCCAAAGCTGACGCAAAGGCAAAAGCTCAAGCTATATCCGCAAGGAACAAAGCAAAGGCGAAAAGCAGATGACATACTTAGAACTTGTTAACGATGTACTGATTCGGTTGCGTGAGCCTAGCGTCACCACCGTAACTGCTAACGACTATTCAACTTTGATTGGCAAGTTTGTCAATGACGCAAAGCGTCAGGTTGAAGATGCTTACGCTTGGAACGTCTTAGGCACGACTATTACTCTCAGCACCACTTCTGGAACATACTCTTATGCTCTTACTGGTGCTGGTCAGAAGTTTCAAGTTCTTGATGTTCTTAACGTCACCAGCAATGTAACCATGCGGAACATTGACTTCGTGACAATGAACCGTTATCAGAACTTCTCTACTCCTGTGAATGGCATCCCTACCTACTACGCCTTTGATGGCGTTAATGGTAGCTATGACACCAAGGTAACTATTTACCCTCGTCCTGATGGTGTTTACAGCATTCCATTCAGCTTGGCAGTGCCACAGGCCACATTGTCTAGTGACTCGACTGTTGTGCTTGTTCCTGATGTTTTAGTCTCACAGAATGCTTATGCTCGTGCATTGGTTGAACGTGGTGAAGACGGTGGTTTGAGTTCATCTGAAGCCTATGCCTTGTACAAGTCGATGCTGTCTGACTACATTGCATTGGAAGGCACTCGTTACCCTGAGAATCAGGAATTTGTGCCTGTATGAGCAAACTATCTTGTAGTTCTTGCAAAGAACAAAAAGATACAAGCCTTTTCCCAAAGGCTAATGGTAAGACTCGTGGATATGCATGGGTTTGCAAGCAATGTAAGAAGGAAATTAGAGTTGCAAAACATAAGTCAATGGCACAAGAAGATGTAAAGGCTAAAAATAAAAATTATTGGCTTAAAACATCTTATGGAATTACATTAGATGAGTTTAATGTAATGCTATCCATACAAAATCACAAATGTGCTATATGTGGATGCGATGAAGTTGAAACACATAGCAAAAAATTGTATGTTGACCATTGCCACACAACAAAAAAAGTTCGTGATTTATTGTGTCATTCTTGCAATATTGCTATTGGCAATTTTAAAGACTCAACAGAAAATTTAAAAAAAGCCATTGCATATTTGGAAAAGCATAAATGAGTAAGCCAATTCAAATTTTTTCAATTAGTGCGCCGGGGTTTTACGGCCTCAATACACAAGACTCGCCATTAGATTTAGCGGCTGGTTTTGCGTCTATTGCTACTAACTGTGTGATTGACCAGTATGGTCGTATTGGTTCACGCAAAGGTTGGTCACGAGTTAACTCCTCATCTGGCAACCTTGGCGCAAACAACATTGGTGTGATTCATGAGTTAGTGCAAGTTGATGGCACTTTGACTGTTCTGTTTGCTGGCAACAACAAACTATTTAAGTTGGATGGTTCTAATGCTGTTGTTGAGTTGACCTATGGGGGGGGTGGTACTGCACCCACCATCACAGCAAACAATTGGCAATGTGCATCCTTGAATGGCATCACATACTTCTTTCAGTCAGGTCATACGCCTTTGATTTATGACCCTGCTGTTAGCACCACGACATTCCGCAGAGTTTCAGAGAAGACTGGTTATGCTGGTACTGTTCCATCTGCCAATGTGGTTACATCGTCTTTTGGTCGTTTGTGGGTGGCAGAGACTACGACTGACAACGTGACCATTACGTTCTCTGACTTGTTGGCTGGTCATGTTTGGACTGGCGGCACTTCAGGCACATTGGATGTGTCTAAGGTTTGGCCTAATGGGTCAGATCAGATCATGGGACTTTCTGCCCATAACGGCTTTCTCATCATCTTTGGCAAGCGTCAAATCTTGATCTACTCAGGTGCTACAACACCGTCCACCATGACGCTGAGTGACACCATTGGAGACATTGGATGCTTGTCTAGGGACTCGATTGCTACAACTGGTTCAGACATCATCTTCTTGTCTAACAGTGGTGTTCGTAGCCTGTTGCGTACTATTCAGGAGAAGTCAGCACCTTTGCGTGACTTATCTAAGAACGTGCGTAATGACTTGATGACTAACGTCAACTCTGAAGTCATGGCGAACATCAAGGCTGTTTACTCAGAGTCAAATGGTTTTTACCTGTTGAATCTGCCAGTCACCAAGGTCACCTATGTATTTGATACAAAGGCACAGCTACAGGATGGTTCTGCAAGGGTAACGACTTGGGACTCGATTGAGCCTACAAGTTTCTATTCACGCCGTAATGGTGATTTGTTGTTGGGTAAGAACGGCTATGTTGGTAAGTATGGAACTTATCTAGACCATGCTACTTCATACCGTATGCAGTATTTCACTAACTATGCTGACCTTGGCAACATCAGCGTTACATCTATCGTCAAGAAGATTTCAGTTGTGGTGATTGGTGGCTCAAATCAGGGCTTTGTCATCAAGTGGGGTTACGACTTCTCTGGTCAGTATTACTCGACAACATTGAATATTCCAGTGACTACGGTAGCTGAGTATGGAATTGCTGAGTATGGGGCTAATGGTTCACCAGTTGCGTATTACTCTGCTGGTATTCAGTTGAGTACATTGGTTGGTCAAGCATCAGGCTTTGGTAAGGTTGTGCAGACTGGTTATGAAGTTCAGATCAACGGTGCGCCTATTAGCATTCAGAAGATTGAGATTCAGGCCAAAGATGGAAAAATGGTTTAAGGAACGAATATGTCAAATTACACAAAAACCACGAACTTTGCGGCTAAAGACTCTTTAGCTTCTGGCAACGCTGGTAAGGTTGTCAAGGGTACTGAGATTGATACTGAGTTCACCAACATCCAGACAGCTATTGCGTCAAAGGCTGACGGTACTTTTACAAACTTCTCGTTTGTTGAAACATCAAACGTCTTGTACATCTACAACTCATCTACTGCTGTTGCAAAGATTGACTCCAGTGGTAATTTGACTGTGTTGGGCAACGTAGTTGCTAATGGCACTATTTAAGGAGAAGAACAATGGCAACAGCACAAGAAGTAGCGCAAGTTAAGCAGATGGTGAAGGAGTCTATCCTTGAAGAAGGATTAGACCCAAATATCTTCGTGCGTCTTGGTGAATTAGCGCAAGCAGTTTTAAAAGATAAGTCTGCCTATCCTCAATTCTTGCAAGCCGTTGTTGATAGTGGTTTGGCTGAAGAAGCAGACTTTACTGGAGACATTGACTATCAGATTGTTGGTGTCTTTGTTGCCGCTGGTGAGATGGTTAAAGAAATGCTTGCCTCTGGCGAGTTAGGAGCGTGATATGGGACTGAAAAAACTTGGCACTTGGTTAAAGAAAAACATCAAGCCGATTGCGGCTGTTGCGGCTGTTGTCTTTCCACCACTAGCCCCCGCTATTGGCTCTGCTCTGGGTGCTAGTGCGGCAACTGCGGCTGTAGTTGGTGCGGCAGCTTTAGGTACTGGAGCAAGTCTAGTCTCAGGGGACTCTTTGGGGACTGCTTTAACTACTGGTGCGCTTTCAGGCTTAACGGCTGGTGCTGTTCAAGCTGTTGCTCCTAACGCATTTACAGGTGGTGGTTTGCTTGGTGGTGGTACAGCTACTGCTGGTACAACTGCACTTGCTGGAAACTACGCCGCTGTCCCTGCCGCTGAATTATCTGCAAGTGTGGCTTCACAAGGCTTAATTCCTAGCGTCCTGTCTTCTGTTTCTAACTTTACAGGACTCAGCACAGACACATTGGGCAAACTTGGTTCTGCTGGTGTGCAAGCCTTGTTGAGTAGTGCTGGTGCTAGTCAAACTGCGGCTCAAGCACAACAAGCGGCTCAAACTGCTGCTGATGCTCAAGTTCGTGCGGCTCAGATTGCGGCTGATGCCGCTAAGTTCCGTCCTGTTGGCGTAACTACTCGATTTGGTCAATCAGCCTTTACGACTGATGCTCAAGGCAATGTGACTGGTGCTGGTTATGCCGCAAGTCCTGAGATTCAAGGCTATCAAAATCGCTTGTCTGCTTTGGCTAATCAAGGTTTGCGTGATGCTGAATTAGCCCCTTACGCATATCTTCCTTTGACTGGTGGAGCGCAAAGTCTTTTTAGTTTGGGTCAAAGTTATCTTGCCAAGTCTCCTGAGCAAGCCGCACAAGACTACATCACTAAGCAACAGGCTTTGCTTGCACCTACTCAAGAAAACCAGTTAGCACTGTTGCAAAACAAATTGTTCCAACAAGGTCGTGGTGGTGCGGCTACGGCTCAAGGCGGTAACCTGATGGCTACTAATCCTGAGATGGCGGCTTACTACAACTCGATTGCACAAAGCAATTTGGCATTGGCGGCACAAGCTGACCAAGAAGCTAGAAACCGCATTACTTACGGTGCTGGACTGTTTGACACTGGTGCTGGATTGCAGAACAAATACTATGCTGGTCAGACTGCGGCTTATGCTCCATTTGCTACCGCTATGGATACAACCACAGGACTTGAGAGCCTTGCACAGCAACCCATGAACTTGGGTACTGCTATTGGTGCTAAGACTACAGCTAGTACAGCAGAAGCTGGACGTTTGTTGTCTAGTGGCATTACCAATGCGGCGGCTACCATGTACCCATCAAATGCTTACTCTGCATCTGGTAACTTCTTGTCTGGTGTTGCTCAGAATCCAACTGTCACTGGTGCATTAAACAATGCGTTTGGCGTGTCCACTGCACCTAAGTATCAAATTGTTAACGGTCAACTTGTTCAAGTTGCGTAAAGGGGAAAAGAATGGCAACCAGTGAAATCTTAGGACTCTTTGCATCTCCTGAACAGTATCAGGCCAATCAAATGGCGCAGTTTCGCCAGCGTTCGGCTAATGAAGTTCAGCTAGACCCTTTCCAGCAAGCCGCTATTGGTATGCGTCAAGCTGGCTACCAATTGGGTGGTGGAATTGCTGGCGCTTTGGGTGGTCAAGACCCACAATTGCAGATCATTGCTCGTAGACAGGCTTTGGCTGGTCAGTTAGACCCTAACAATCCTCAGTCTTATATGCAAGTGGCAAGGATGGCTGCTGATGCTGGCGATCAAGAGTTTGCCATTACTATTGCTGACGCTGGTCGTAAAGCATTAAGTGAGTTTGCTTTAATTCAACAACGTACAAGAGAAAAATTGGGTGCTGACCCATTTGAACAACTTGTTCGCACTGGCAAATACACTCCTGCTAGTTTGGCTAAATATCAAACATCTCAAAATGTTGCAGATTTAGAACTGCTTGAGAAAACCAAAGATGATGTGGTAGTTGTTGGGAATTCACTTGTTTCTAAAACAACAGGTAAACCAATTTATCAAGGAGATAAGCCAGAAAAGTATTCTGCTTTTGCTCGTGAACTTATTGATGCTGGATTAGAGCCAGAGACTCAGCCGTTCCAAAAACGAATGCTGGAATATGTCAATGAAAAAACCAAGGGTGCTGGAAAAGGTACAGGCAATGTAATTATTGGTGGTATCTCAGTTGATACAGGTGCAGCAGCAAAAGCAGCAGGAAAAGTAGTTGGTGAAAATGCTGCAAACATTGAAAGTCAATATTCTTTGCAAACTGGAATTAACGATGCATTGAAATTGATTGATAAAGGTATTTATGCTGGAGCTTATGGCCCTGAGAAAGGTTTTGTTGCCAAATTTACTGGCATTGGCGACCCTAAGAAGGTTCAAAACACTGAAGTTTTCATGGCGAACATTGGTGAAATTGTTATTCCAAGACTGCAACAGTTTGGCGGTAATGACTCTAATGAGGAATTGAAGTATCTGCAAAAAGTTGTTGCTGGAGATCAGCGTTTAGAACCAGAATCTATGAAACGCATTTTGGCTAGTGCGGAGAAGAAGATTCGTAATAATATTGCTCGTTTGCAAAAACAAGCTGGTGGGGAATTGCCGCTTCAACCAATGGATGTGCCAACACCTTCTACACCAAGAGCAACTAAACGGTACAACCCACAAACCCAAAAAGTTGAATCCATAATTGGAGAATAAGATGCCAAGCTATGTACAAGTAGGTAATGATGTAGTTGAGTTTCCAGATGGGATGACTGATGAACAAATAGCACGAGCAATTTCTGGTCAGCCTCAAGTAACTCCACCTTCTTCAGGCTTCATGATGGGTTTGAAAGACCCTATCACTGGTGGCGCACAACTGCTTCCTCGTGCCTTGGCTGGTGTCACTTCTGGTTTTGGTGCTTATCAAAATCCTGTAAGTGAGTTCTTTACAGGTGAAGCACAACGCATGGATGAACTTGCTCGTGCTGAAGAACAAGCCTATCAGCAACAACGCATGGCTCGTGGTGAAACTGGATTTGATGTTCCTAGATTGGCTGGCAACGTCCTTAATCCAGCAACCATTGTTCCTGCCACTAGAGCGGCTCAGTTGGCTCGTGGTGCTGGTTATGGTGCAACTGCACAAGCTGTAGCTGGTGGTGCTGTTGGTGGTGCTATGCAACCTGTCACTGGTGAAGGCGAATTCTTGCCACAAAAGGCAGAGCAGATTGGTGTAAGTGCTGTTACTGCTCCTATTGGCGAGAAAGTTGTTTCTGCTGCTGGTCGAGTTTTGAATCCTCTTGTCTCCAAGGCAGAGCAAACAATGCGTGACTTGGGCATTACTCCAACAACAGGCCAAACATTAGGTGGTCAATTTGGAACACTTGAAGAATTTGCACAAAACTTGCCGTTGATTGGTGAAAGCATTAGTAATGCAAGACAGCGTGTTCTATTTGACTTCAATAAAGGTGTCATCAATAAGGCACTTGATAAAGTAAAAGACAAACTTCCTGCCGATGTAGTTGGCAGAGATGCCATAAAGTATGCTTCAGATCAAGTCTCAGATAAATATGATGAAGTGTTGGCAAAAATGTCATTTGACTTGGATTTTGCAACCACCAGCAATATTCTTTCGGCATTGAGCAAAAACACATCTTTGGATGCCAATCAAAGACAAAAAGTTTCTGAAAAACTCAACAATATAGTTTTCAATAAATTTTCTGGTCAAAAATTAGATGGAAAAACATACAAAGGCATAGAGTCTGATTTGCGTAAAGAAGCAAGTGACTATATGAATAGCTCTAGTACGGATGACAAACAAATTGGTCGGGCTCTTAGTGATGTTTTAGGTGTTTTGAAGAAAGAGTTGTACTTTCAAAATCCAAAACAAACACCACAATTGCGTAGGATTGACAGTGCCTATAGTGATTTGTCTGTAGTCAATATTGCCGCCGCCAACTCTGGTGCGCCAAATGGCGTATTTACTCCAAAACAGTTTTCTACTGCTGTTAGGCAAGCTGATGAAACTAGACGCAAATCAGCATTTGCAAAAGGCACAGCAAAAAGCCAACAAATCTCTGATGCTGGTGTTCAGGTGCTTGGAAGTCAAGCTCAATCAACAATAGAAGGCAACATTGCTACTAGGGTTGCTGGTGGTTATGGTATGTTTGCACAACCCGGTATTGCAGCAGGACTAATTACAGGTGTGCCAATAATGTATAGCCAGTCTGGACAAGCTGCTTTAGATGCTTTGTTGCGTTCTCGTCCTGAGTTTGTTAAACAAGCTGGTGGTATGTTGGGAAGGGCTGCTCCCCAAGCTGGCGCTGTCTTGGCTCCAAGTGCTGTATTTCAGTACAACACAGAAGAGCGTTTGCCTCCTGAACTCAGACTGCCACTTGACTAAGGACAGAAAATTGACCCAATCAGCATCTGTTTACTTGCGGCTGGTCTTGTTAAGAACATACAAGCTGGCTGTGAGCTATACAAACAAGCTAAAGAGTCTTTTGTGGAGATTAGAGCCACTGCGGATGAAGTTATCGCTATTGGTAGAGAGGTTCAAGGTTTCTGGTCAAAACTTAGCGGTTTCTTTGGCTCTAGTCCCAAGCCTAAAGCTGTTAAGCCTGTTGCAAAGGCTAAAAAGTCTGCTTATGTCGCTGTTGACGAAACTCAAGTCAAAGTGGACATCGTTAAGAACCTCACTGAGTTCTTTAAACTTCAAGAACAACTTGCTGCACACATACGAGAAGAAGAAGAAAAGTCTAGAACAGTCTACGACCCAGATCAAAACCACATGGAGGCGGCACTCAAAAGAGTGATGGCACAGCAAGAGATGGACAGGCTTGTTGTCCAAATCAGGGAAACAATGGTCTACCAGAGTCCACCTGAGATGGGCGCTTTGTACAGTTCAGTTTTTGACATGAAAGAGGTCATTCAGGAGGAACAAGATCAAGCAAGGCTGAAACAAGAGGCTAAAAAGAGGCAAGAAGTATGGCAACGCAAGGAGGAAGAAAGAAACTTCCAGCTAAAACTAGCGTACCTAGCGGCGACTACTATATTCCTCCTCTACCTGTGGTTGTGGCTTCTCCTCGTGAGTCGTTGGGGGAAAGCATAATGGGATGGATTGCTGCTTGTGTTTTGCTTGCCTTGATGCTTCCTTTGGGAGCTATGCTCTATATAGACATCTTGGAGGCAAAGAATGATACAAAACGTGCTTTGAAGAAGCTAGAGAAGATTGAACAACGCATTGAAAGGAAAGAGCGTGACAAAGACCGTAAAGAGCCTGATGCTATTAGCGACAATCCTGTTTTTGACAGGGTGCGAAGACCGTTATCGTTACAAGTGTCAAGACCCCAAGAATTGGAGTGACCCAGAGTGTATGCCTCCAGTGTGTACTGCTACTGGTACTTGTCCAGAGATGTTAGTTAAACCAGAAAAGGAGAGCAAATAATGGCAACCATTGGATACAAACCTAATACAAGACTGTCACCAGAGGAGATTGAGGCTCGTGTGTGGGCTTTTGTCATTGTGGTGATTGCACTGAT